TCGTAAAGCTAACTTACAAAGTATTACGAAGACCGAAAAAGGTGGTAGTACGATAATTGCTGCCGATCGCTTAAACGAAGCTTTTATTTTAGAGTTTTATACAGCTTGGTACCAATTGCAATCGGAAGAATATGTAAGTTATAGTAATGACCCGGAATTAGGAACGTATGGAAAAATATACGGCATTTCAAATGGTGCTTATATTTATAATCCTTATTATGTTTATATTGAATCTGGACGTAATCTAGCTCAGAAATCAATGGAAGTTTCGAATGATTCTGAATATTATGGAATACAAAGCGGTTCACCTTGTTTAATTACAATCACGGGTCCAACTACAACGAACGTTAATTGGAAAGTAATTCAAAATGGCACGACAGTTGCTTCGGATGGATTTTTGTTAACCTTGACCGATAATCAGACTCTAGTTGTTAGTTCTTACCCCGATGATCAATATGCTCGGATTTATAATCCTGATGGTTCATATACGGATGTATCTCAATATCAAGATCCTACGCAAACAAATTATGTGTTAATTCCTGAAGGCGATTCAACGATCGTCTTTTATATTGACCAAACTGCCGGAGTTCAATTCACTTATAAAGAAGAGAGGCTACTAGTATGAGTTTGCCTTTACAAGTAACAGTTTTAGATGCTAGCAGTTTACAGATCAAGGGAATTTATCCAGCTTTGGATTATGACTTGATTTACGACTATATCGATAATAGTACTTCGACGTTTGTTTTAAATGATAGTGGGGCAAGCCAAAAGGGTGATTATGTAGCTGTTAAAATTCAAAATACAAACACGCTATTATATTTTGGAATGATAAGTGATGTTCAAATGGCTGATGATGCTAATACCAATACATTAACGGCCGCTGATATTAGAAACGTTTTAAACGGAGATATCATCGTAACTGCTAAAACAGGAACCAGCCGCGAATCACATTTAATTAAATTAATCAAAAATTATATCGCTTCCACTGTTTCTACCAATCTTCTGTCATTTGGATTATCGAATTCTACCAATACATCATTTACATTAACCAATTCAGATACCATCGATACTTATAATTTTGTTGATTACATTACCAGATGTTTTACATTACAAAACATTGTAATGGATGTTAAAGGTCTTGAAAAAGGGACATCGTCAAACGGTGTTCCTTTTTATTATCCAATAATCGATATTCACAAAGTTTCTGACACGATTACTTTGAAGAACAACATTGCAGCTTTTGCTGGCTGGACAGTAGATGATAGTCGATTGTTGCGTGGCTACGCTAATGAACTTTGGATTGTTGATCAAGCAAGTGCGGATATGGAAAATCCAACTGTCCTTAGTAGGTATTGGTTACAAAAAGACGGAACAATTGTTAGTTCGATTAATAGTAATGTGATTCAGCCGACTCAAGTTACGATTTCTTTATTTGACAAGACAGCGACTGATAATTCTACTTATGCACAGATTGCCGCTGATACTTTAACCGGCAATGAATATAGCCATCAAATTCAGTTTCCCATGCCCATACAAAATAACTTTTTCAGCGTCAGCCAACTCGAGATTGGTTTACTAGCAAAGATTTATTATGTTCAGACAATTAACGGGAAAAGCACCACAACGATTTATAACAGTGTTTTAAGTGCTTATGAAATAAGCAGTGATAGTAATGAAGTTACCTTGACTTTTGGCAACCTGCGTTTCAGCGCCAAAGATGCCTTCAGTAGTTCATAAAAGAAAAGGAGAATTTATATGGCAATAACAATGTATCAGTCGGATCGAATGTTTGTCAGTCCGGCTAATGATGCAGCTCTTTATAGTGCAATTTTAAATAATACAAGCGGGGTCCTAGCAAATCGTGGCAATAACTTTGCTCTGACTATTGACGGCTTGGTTGTTTCAATTGATACTGGGCAGGCCGTAATAGGTGGTCGGTTAATTGAAATAACCGCTCTGGAAAGTGTTACGGTTCCGGCTAATTCATCCGGCAGTATATGTTTGGTTGTTGATCTAACCAAAACCAATACAGTTACCGGAAATGCTGGTGATACCACATATTCAGTAGCTGTTAATCAAGTTTATACGAGTGCTGTAACTGGGTCATTAACTCAAGACGATTTAAACGATGGTGGTTTTATTTATGAATTACCGTTGGCTTCTTTTGTTTCCACCGCAACCAGTGTGACTCTAACTAATACGACAGGTTATTTAAACGATACTGGTTGGATAACTTTGCCAAACGCCACTGGTTTAGTTATTGGTTCTGGTGGTTTAACTCAATATCGAGTTAAAAACAATGTTGTTTATATCAGATTACAAGCTCTGGATACTTCTAAAACGACCAATTCTAATCAAATTGGCACAATACCGTCAAAGTATGCACCAAGTATTACTTTCATGACCGCCGGTGTGGATGATTCATCGGGAACTCCATACGGAATTGAATTACATGTTCAAACAAGCGGTTTGATCTACGCCAACTATGTTTCACCTCATAACGGTGGCATTGGTGGCACGATCACATATCCATTGGGATAAATAAATAGGAGGACAAAGATATGTCATGACAGAAAATGACGGAATTAACGTTACGAAGACGTTGATGGATATTCAGCAACGACTAGTAAGGATTGAGGAACAGACCAAAGGAACACAAGAGTTTGGTGAACGGCTAGATGAATTAGAAAGCACGGTTGCAGAACACGAATCGCATTTTAAAATTCTTTTTTGGAGTTTGAGTGCAATTGGTGTTTTTTTATTTGTATACATTATTGCTCCACTGCTTGATGACTGGCTGGCAAAGCTTGGGGGAATTGGCTAATGTACAAGGCTGAAAAGAAACAAGTTGAGCGCATAAATAAGCCGATTTATCAGTTAAAGAAACAGAGCGTTGAGAACTATCGTGCTGTGCTGGAAAATTATGTAAAAGATATAACTCTTCTGGCTATGAACAAGCTGGAAAAAGAGCAGATAACACAGTTTGTTGGCAATCTTGATAACGATGAATTAGGCAAGAAACTACAGAATCCACCTTTGCTGGGTAACTTATCGTTGCCGGCTTTCTTTGGCCAAGGCAGTGATATCGATAAAGACAACGCACCGGAAGTTGTGGATTTGCCCTATGGATATTTATATTTCTATAGAGACTTGGATAAAAAGACCTATACAATTGCTTTTCATCTTGAAAAGCCCGATACCTTCAATCCTTATCTCGATGCCAGAAAGACCTTTAAACAAGCTATGCCGGCTATTTTAAGAGATAACGGCCTAATTACGACCGGTGCTTTTACCTGGATTAGAATTCTAACAACGTTTATGAAACTTTAGGAGGTGATCGGTTGAAACAATTTAATATTTTAAAACTCATTTGTAGCACTGGCTTGATATTGGCCGGTGCTTTTATTTTGGAGGTTATATTTCATTGACACATAAAAAGTTAAATACAATTTTAATAACAATCTCGGCTTTATCGGCTTTTGCAATTACTTCACCGGTCTTTGCGGCCAAAGGCGATCAAGGAGTGGATTTGAGCCACTATCAGACAAGCACAGCCGAATTCGGTCAAGCATCCGACAAGTTCGCTCTTGCCCAAATTGGTGGTTATTACGAAGGCGAATTTACTCCGCAATCCACTTATGCTACGCAAGTAGCGTCAACGATTGCGCAGGGCAAACGGGCCCATACTTATATCTTTGCCGACTTTTCTTCTAATACAGAAGCTGATAGCATGCTGAACTACTACTTGCCAAAAGTCCAAACGCCTAAAGGTTCAATCATGGCCTTGGATGTTGAAGAGGGCAATCCAAACACTGCCAGCGTTGAATATGCCCTGGCTAAAATCAAAGCCGCTGGTTACACACCAGTTCTTTATGGCTATAAGTCATTTCTGACTGCTCATTTAGATCTAGCTTCAATCGCCAAGACTTATCCCTTGTGGCTAGCTGAATATCCAAATTACGATGTCACCACTAGTCCAAACTACAATTACTTTCCAAGTTTTAATAATATCCATCTATTTCAATTCACCAGTACCTATAAAGCCGGCGGCTTAGATGGTGACATTGATTTAACTGGGATTACTGATAACGGATATAAGGGAACGACCACAGCTTCAACCGGAGGCACAGCGGTAAAGACAATCACTTCTACACCAGCTGTTAAAGCCGGTCAACAAGCCAACAACACTTCAAAGAGTTCGATCACAGTTGGTGACACGGTTAAAGTCAACTTCAGTGCTTCTAAATGGTCGACTGGTGAATCAATTCCAAGCTGGGTTAAAGGCAAAAGCTATAAAGTGTTACAGGTATCAGGCAACAACGTCTTACTAGCTGGGATTAGTTCCTGGATTAGTAAGAGCAATGTTGAGATTCTGTTAACCACCTCAACGGCTGCTAAATTAACTAGTTCTAGTTCAACTGGATATTACACGGTTCAAAGTGGCGACACACTCGGTGCTATAGCTGCTAAATATGGAACTACTTATCAGAAACTAGCTTCATTAAATGGAATTGGTAGTCCATATATCATCATTCCAGGAGAAAAGTTAAAGGTTTCCGGATCCGTATCATCTAGTTCTGCTAGCTACTACAAAGTTGCTTCTGGTGATACATTGAGCGCAATTGCTAGTAAGTATGGAACAAGCGTTAGTAAATTAGTTTCATTAAATGGATTAAAAAATGCCAACTATATTTATGTTGGGGAAAGTTTGAGAATTAAATAAATGAATGTACAAAATATTGCTGAATTAGTCGTAGCTATTGCTGTAGCAGTTGTGCCTATTATTGGTGCTTATGTTGTTAAATTGCTGAAAGCTAATAAGTTTGTTGCTTTGTTAGCTCCATTGGCTCACGATGCTGTAGTGGCTGTACAAAAGCTCGGTGTTGTTAAATACATCGAAGGCGAAGCTAAAAAGTCTAAGGCCGTTGAACTTGTTGTTTCAGCTTTAACTAAACTTGGTTTTAAGAAGGTTGATCTAACTACTATAGAAAATGCTGTCGAAGATGAATATTCTAAGGCCATTAAAGAATTGGATGTCACTTATCCACAAATGACCGAAGAACAAGAAAAAGCAGCTGCAGAGCAAGCAGCTGCTAAAGCACAGGCCAATCAAGCGGCCGCAGCTGCTAAAGCTAAATCCGATGCACTTGCCGCAGCTCAAAAGGCTGCTACCGATGCACAAGCTAACCTAGCAAAATTACAAGCAGCTAATTAATAAATAAACTAAAAGCGTCTAGCCCTAATCGGTTAGACGCTCTTTTTTTATGCCCTAAAATTCCCTCTAAACTTATTTAATTGTATTAGCATAAACAAGAACATAATGACGGTTAAATAAGTCAAAATATTAAATCCTGCATTTAAATATGGCTTGATAGTATTAATAACCAACGAAACGTTTAGCCATTTCATATAAAATCCTAAAGATATGGCAGCTATTAAAGTAAGGCTAATATATACCCAATTATGATTTTTCTTTAGTGTCCCATTTTCAGCAGCATATTGAATAGCCCAGCCGTCAACCTTATTAACTCGAAACATATCACGCCACACACTCATATCAACGATAATGTCTAGCCAAACTTGAAATTCTGACGGAATAGTAGTTAATGCGAATAAAACATCAATAGTCCGTTTTATAGGCGTTTTAAGCATTGAAATAAAGTTCAAAATTGCAGAAATTAGAATCGGCAAGAAAAATATATAGTTCCATTTATAGTCTTTAATCGATAAAGCTACCGGTACTAAGATTATTAACAAAATTCTAATAATGGCATTAATCCATAAAATGAGCTGTCTACCACAGAGTATTCGTGAATAAGCTGTAGAAATTCCTGATTCTAGTTGCTGCTGTACAAGACCAGAATGCCATTTTTTAGCCTGTCGATACCAGGAACTCATCGTTTTCATACTATCTGCATAAGTACGGGCACTATTTGATATTTTGCAAGTCCAACCTAATTTTCTAAGATCTTCGGTTAACTTTTCGTCTTCTGTATCCGTGCTATTTGAATATAAAATATTCATTCTATTGTTGTCATAGACGCTTTTCATCGCTTGAAAAGAAAAAAGAGTGGTTTGACCATTTGCAATTTCGATTGAATAATTATTAGACTTCTGTTTTAATGACCAGCTAGCAAAAGAAACATTTTGTAAAACAGTAATCCAACGTGCGAAAGCATTACCGTATTTGCCATGTTTGATTAGATATTCGCGATCTGGAATGTTAAAAGGAACTTTTTTAACCTTTTCCGGTAATAAACATTGAACATTAGCACTAACCGAAGCTACTCCATAAGTACTCTTTAATTCTTTGTACATAGTTGATAAACAATCTTTTGCGAGAATAACATCGGCATCCATAGCTAGAAAAGCTTCAATATTATTAACTGCTTTAATGTGATTACTTGCTAATGAATCTTTGGTATTATCACCAAACATCAAACGATAAAAGGTGTTTAACGCTCCGGCTTTTCTATCTTTGTTATTAACTGTTTTTATTACATATAAATTTAATTGATCGGAAAACTTTTTGACTTCTTTATCTGTTCCGTCACTGCAATTGTCTTCAATAACAAAGACGTTAAGAATACAACCACTTGGAACGTGTTGTTTTGTAAGTGACCTTAAAGCATTAGCTATATCATTCTCTTCGTTATGAGATGGAATAACTGCCACAACTCTTTTACTTACTAAATCATCAAAAATTTTATTATGTACTGCATCTTCGTATTTAACTTCTCTTAGCATACCCTTATACACTCCTTTTCGTATCTGAAATATACCATACACACTTAAGTGTATAGTTAGTCATATGAAAAGAAAATTTACAACTACATTAGACGAAGATGTTATAAAGCAGATTAGAATATTAGCGATTGAAAGAAGTGAAAGCGTGGCTTCTATTATTACGAGGTGGCTAAAATCAGAAATTAAAAATAATGCACAAAAATCGCACAACAAAACGCTGTAAGCACTGATATAAAAACATTCCGAATGCCCACCGACGGCATTTAGGCTCTATATTGACGAAAGTTGATATAGAGCTTTTTGTTTGCTTAAACGCAGTCGTACCAAGGCTTTCAGCCCGTTCAAACCAACGCAAACAAAAGCAAATAAACGCAAAAAAATCGCACAAATTTGCGCACATCGCACAAAAATCGCACAAAAAAATCACTGAAAATCCATTAAATCAGTGATCTTTTTTTCTTCGTTTTCCCTGAGCGTTTTTAATAAATGAGAATACGCATTTTCTGTAATTCCAACATTGGAATGTCCCAAACGCTCGCTTACATATTGAATTGAAACACCCTTAGATAATAAATAACTTGCATGGCTATGGCGCAAGGCGTGAAAGGTAACGTCTTTTGCTTCTATCTTCTTTAAATCTCTTGTTAGAACGTGATTAATCGCTTCTCTTGTTACTTGTACCAATAAACCAGAAACGCGCTTATATCTCTTTAATACGTCTAATAATCGTTTATCAATTTGAATTACACGATTGCTAGCGGCCGTTTTTGGTGCTTTTATTTTTCCATAACCATCCATAGCTTTGTCGATAGTAATTTTGGATTGCACAAAATCGACATTCTTAATCTTTAAAGCTCTGATTTCACCGATTCGCATACCTGTATGAATGGCTATAAAAATAGCCAGCTGCGAATCGTTATTAAGATGATCGTATGAATATTGTTCTAAACGTTTAAAATCGTCAGCTTCTAAAAATTTAAGCTCTGACGACTTACCAGCTTTACCGGTTAGGGTTATGCGCTGTGTTATATCTTCACTGATTAATTTATCAGCGAAAGCATCTTTTAAACAAGCTGATATATGCGTTTTTCGTTTAGCCACGGTTTCTTTAGCATGGTCTTTACCATATTTGTTTAAAAATTTCTGATATTGTTCCCGAGTAAAATTGTTCAGTCGTGCGTGAGGTAAATATTTTTTAATAATTCTATAGGTGGTTTTGTACTGATCGAGCGTTATATCGGTGACGTTAGTCTTATATGTTTCATACCAATGCTCAAAGTAGCTAGATAACAATTTACTGGAATCAATTAAGTCAGACTTGCCAGTCATTATTTTAAGTTCGTTTTCGGTTAACCACTTTCTAGCTTCCGTTTTTGTACGAAAACCAGATTTACCCACACGTTTATGGCCTTTGGTGGTAACTTGAACACGATATGTTTTAACTTTTTCTTGATAAGTGATAGAAGCCATGATTGTCCTTCTTATGTATGCCAACAAAGTGGCTATGATTATTGTTTCTTTGAACGTTTGTTAAGAAAATAAATTGCAATTAAGGCTATAACTATCAAAGATACCCACCAATAAATAAAAGCGTAGGTAATAGCTATACCGGCTAATAGATAAGGCAACGCCTTAGCAAAGAATCTTACACATAAAACTATTAAAACTATTGCAGTTAATAACCACATTTCATAGTCCTAGAACCTGTTTTTTCTTGGCTTTAAACTCTTCTTTTGTGATAATTTCATCGTCCAATAATGATTTAAGTTCTCTTAGGGAACTTGCGATAGACTTTTTCTTTTCTTTTTTTGTAATTGGATTACTTACTTCCCAAATTTTAAAAGCACTAATGATATTGTTTTGAAAACTTTTAATAATTGATTCTGAAACAATTTTTTCGTTCGTGTCTGTTCTTAATAAGACTATTCTCGCGAGTGAGCCCTCTTCAGTTTTCGTTTCTGTTGTATTACTACTGGCTGTTCTTTTTTGATTAACAATTGGAATTAAATGTTTATTTTTAGATGTACTCGTTGTGCTATATGACCTACTATATTGTGGCCCAGTCCATCCATATTCTAAAATTTTAAACAAAACGGTTGGCTTCTCTTGATATAAGTTAGAGAAATAAATTAATCCATTTGTTGTTTCTCTAATTTTTGATGCTCCTTTATAGGGAACCCCATTACTAGGAATATAAATAGTTGTTCTATGTATTCTTTCTTTTTCTTCCTTGATATATCCATTCTTATCTAATCCTGTCATTTTGATAATCATGTCATTGTCATAATCAGAAATGGGTTGTCCATTTCGCACTTTATTGAGGACTTTAAGAAAATATCTGTAGGAATATTTTTCTCCATTTTTATCAATAGCTTTTTTGTCTATATTTACATTAGGAGCATAACTATATAACAATTGATTATCCTTATACAATTTATAGATTATTCCTAAAATAAAAATTATTATAATAAAAACTAACATTTTCCCTCCCAAACGGATTAACGTGGCGTTGCACGTGAATTAAGATAAATATTTTTTTACTTCTCTATTTGCCATACGTGTAGCAAATCCCTCCGCTTTAATCGTCTGAACAGGTCTGTGGTCTAGTAGATTATGGCCATAATCGCATTCAGCATGAGTTATTTCGTGCAATGCTGTCTTTGCTTGTAGCTCTATTGGATCATTTTTGTTTATGTATATATGACCACAATCAATATAACCATGTAACTTTCTTAGATTATCAGGAAAACAAATAACATGGAAATCATATTCTTTGTATTTATCCTCAATTTTCTCCAGTATGTTCATTGCTCTCTAACCTTTTTGCATGCATATACTTAACATATCTAATAGCTTCGTCTACTTCTTCTTTAGTTGCGTCCGAATCTAATGACATTGCTAACAATATTTGATTATGGTTTAATTTCTGCTGTTTAATATGCTTTTCGTTTTCATCTATAAAGAACCAAGAAATATCATGATGTAAAACTTTTGCTATCTCTTCTAGCTTGTCTTGCCTTATTCCATTGGTTCCGTCTAGCCAATGAGTAACAGTTGACCTAGCGGCGTGAATTCTTCTTCCTAATTCAGCTTGAGACATATTATTTTCTTTCAAGGCCTTTTTTATATTAGAAATAACTGTTTCGCTTAATGAGTTCATGCCTATATTATAAACATAATGTTCTAAAAGTTAAACAAATCTTAATAAAATATTGTTGATAATTTAGAAACTATAAGTTATAGTTAATAACGTTGTTGATGCAACAGAAACAAAAAAGGAAGGAAAACAAATGCGCAGGTATTCAGAATTACGTGGGCTTTTAGCAAAAAAGAATTCTAGCATGAGCCAACTTGCAAGGGAACTCGGTATGTCTTATCCGGCTGTTTTCAATAGATTTCACGGTAAAACATTTTGGGACACTAAACAAATCGAAAAAATAGCTCTCTTGTACGGAATTGAAAAGAACGAAATACCGAAATATTTTTTTAATGAAAGTGTTTCTAAAATAGAAACATTACGAACAGCATAAGGAGGAAACATGGAAGAACCATTTTTTATGACAAGAAAGCAAGTAGCGGAAATAATTCCTTGTTCTCTTAATTCATTCGATCGACAAATTCGATACGGAAAAGAATTTACTGAAATTGTTTCAGAAAAACACTTAGGCGGTAAAATTCTATTTCCAAGAAAAGAGATTGAAGAATATTTAAGGAGCATCTAAAGATGAAAGATTATAAATCCGGATTAAAAGACATGAGGAACACTGTAAAGGCTGTTTTAGACAGCGAAGAAATGCCATTCGATCTTTATTACTTAATCGTTAGAAGAATGGATGAAAGAATCGAGGCAAACAAATGAACGTATTAAATCTAGAACTCACTATGTTAGCAGCCGGAGCAATTGCCGGAATCTGTGTTTCATTAATCGGCATGGCAATCGTGCAATGGAAACTATCAGGCATGACCTTAAAAGAATTTTTCCAAGGAGCCGAATGACTAATGGAAGCAGTCAGACTTAACAACTTTACCAAAGAAGAAAGCAAAGAAAAGATTTTACAAAAAGCCAAAGGCTTAAAGCAGGGTCTTGATCTTTTTAAAGCTTCGTTGGATAAAGCCAAAAAACAACAAAGACCAATCATAGCCACTTATTTAGAAACAGGCGAACAAGTTGAAATCGAATCGGTTTCAAAAGCTAACAAAGCATTTCACAGAAACATTAATTACGCTTTGAAAAACGGAAAATTGATTCAAGGTTACAAACTTTCATACAAATAAAAAACTTCCGACTGCAATCGGAAGAATTAAGAAAATCACGAGGTAATTATAGCATGAGTAACGAAATTAGAATTATAGATCAAGATGGCGTTACAGCTAGCGTAGCTCAATTAAGAAGCAAAGCTTTCGTTTCTGAACTAACTAACGAGGATTTAGAAAACGTGGCCTACACGGCTAAAGCCTTAAAGAATCCGATTAAAAATATCGATGATGAAGTTAAAAAGCGTTTAGCTAACGGCTCACAGTTTGTTCATATTTCGACATCAGAAGTAAGCAAACAGACTTTAGCTAGTGACGATGACAAAGTTAAACAAGCTTTTTATAACAAATACGGTTTAGCTGCTTTTGTGGTTAAAAGCCCAACGCAGCTAAAGAAACAATTCGGGGAATCAATTCAAGACGACCTAGATAAAGTCGTTGTCTTTAGCAAACAAAATCGGGTCAAGTATGACTAATAAAGAGATATGGAAGCCTATCAAAGGTTACGAAAATTCATATCAGGTAAGTAGTTGGGGAAGAATTAGAAGTCTTGACAGATTTGTATTTAAAGGCAGCGACAAAGTTAAAAGTATTCAAAAAGGTCAAATAATTAAACCCTGGTTAAATTCAGATGGATATTTAAGAGTTTGTCTTTGTAAAAAAGGATTTAAAAAATACAAAAAAGTTCATCGGTTGGTTGCTGAAACATTTATCCCAAATCCAAAAAATAAGCTGACAGTAAACCACATTAACGAAGTTACTACTGATAATAACGTCAATAATCTCGAATGGATGACTAACGAAGAAAATATTAATTATGGTCATCGTATTGAAAATATTAAAAATACGATGAGTTGGAAAATTAAACAAATCAAAAATAAAACCGTAGTAAATATTTTCAATTCTTTGCACGAAGCCGAAGAAACAACTAAAATCCCCAGACAATCAATTTCTTATGCCGTTAAACATGGCACACATTTGAAAAATTATATGTGGGAAAGAGGGTGATTGGCTGTTGAGAACATTAAGAGACTATCAATCAGAAACCATTAATAAGATTGTTCAATCTATGAAACAAGGTCATAAATCAATTATTGTTCAACAGCCGCCCTCGTACAGGCAAGACCATGATTATGGCCGATATTGCCAAGCGAACTACAGATAAAAATAATCGTGTTTTATTCCTGGTTCACAGAAAAGAATTAATTGAGCAAGCGGAAAAGACGTTTAAAGAACAACGAGTCGATATGCGTTTAGTTCAGTTTTCAATGATTCAATCAGCAGCTAAGCATTTAAAAAATCTATATCCAGCTAAATTAATCTTTGTCGATGAAGGTCATCACAGCATGGCTAAAAGTTATTTAAAAGTATTAGATCACTTCAATGAATCTTTTAAATTATTATTTACTGCCACGCCTTGGAGATCAGGCAAAGGCGGTTTTACAGAAATAGCCGATGACTTGATTGTTGGCAGGCCTGTAAGTTGGTTTATTAAAAAAGGCTATATGGCTGATTTCGATTATTATGCACCGAATGAAATTGATACAGAAAAATTAAAAGTAAGTCAAGGAGATTTTTCTAACAAATCAATTAATGAAGCATTGAAACACACGATTTATGGTGACGCTGTTAAATATTACAAACAATTAGCAGCTGGTAAACAAGCAATTGTTTATACGCATTCTGTTGAATCAGCTTATAAAGTTGCCGAAGAATTTAATAAATCAGGTATCAAAGCAAAAGCGTTAGACGGTTCAACTGAAAGCAATAATCGCGAAAGAGTAATAAACGATTATCGAAACGGGAAATTAACCATATTGGTTAATCGGGATTTATTTACCGAAGGACTTGATTTACCGAATGTTGATTGTGTTATTCAATTAAGACCAACAAAATCATTAGCTTTGTTCTTACAGTTCTCGATGAGATGTTTAAATCCAAGAGAGAACAAAAAAGCAATAATAATAGACCACGTTAACAACGTTGGGCGATTTGGATTGCCAGACGAAGAAAGAGAATGGAATTTAAGTGGTAAACATTCAAGCGAACTTTTAAACCCTATAAAAACTTGTCCGATGTGTTTTGGAACTTTCTATAAGAAAGATGTCAAAAAAAATCTATGCCCGTATTGCGGATCTGAATTAACTAGTGAAAATGCTGGCAATTCAGGAAAAGCATACGAAATAAAAAAAGACGCTAAGCTTGCGAAAGTTAATCGTAATCGCTTAGCAGATATTAAAAAGGAGATAAAAGCGGAGATCGCTTCACACGTTCCCTCTGATTGGCACGATGCAAAAAGTCAAGCACAATTAGAGGAATACGCAAAAATACACGGCTATAAACATGGCTGGGCGTATTTCAAAGCTAGATCGATGCACTTATTATGATTTTACCCAAGAACGAAGTAAACCCGCATATCGTTGATGAACCTCATAATTTTATGATTTGGGGCAAACCAATGAGCGGAAAAAGTTATTTAGCCGGATTGTTTCCAGCGCCATTATTTCTAAATACCGACAGCAATGCCAAGGCTAATAAATATCCGTTTATTTCTTTAAAAAACGAATACGGAAAAGATGGAAAAATCACGAAGGATATTACCGACCAGTTAGACGAGATTATAACGGCTCTTACGACTGAAAAACACGACTATCAAACAGTGATTGTCGATGTTATCGATGACGTGGTTGCTTTGATTGAAGAAGCTGTCTGTAACGAATCCGGTGTTAAAGCCTTGTCCGATATTCCTTACGGCAAAGGCTACGCAACCGAAAAGACTGCTTTACAGCGTTTTGTTACCAGGCTTAGAACAATGCCGTTAAACGTTATTTATGTCAGCCGTGAAATTACGATGACCGATGCCGATGGCAGCAATCCAGTACCACAACCGTCATTACCAGAAAAATGGCAGAACATCGTTAACGGCAATTCTGATTTAGTTATCAGAACCAGAAAAATCGGTGAAAGATATTTACAACAAGTAACCGAACAAAGAAAGCATTACAAACAATCTCGTATCGAAAGCGAGCGAGTTCTAAAAATTCTTAAATATATTGATTACAACTTTGCAAAAGAGGAGAAATAAAAATGAGTTTACAAGACATTATGAAAGACCTAGAAAGCTTTGATCCAGCAAAGGATAAAGTCCAAACATTTTCAGGATTGCCAACCGGCAACTATAAAGTGGCATTAGAAAGTGTAGCTTATCAGATTCCTAATACCGATCAGAATTTCAACCCTTACAACAAAATTGTCTTTGAAGTCTTAGACGGTGATTATGCAGGCCGAAAAGAAAATATGCAATTAGGCTTCGAAGAAAAAACACCAAGCGGCAAACCGGTACCAGACTTCGCACTTGATAAAAACGCCAGAACCTTAATCAAGCTTTATTACGTTTTGGGAATCAAATTCACATTAGAAGCATCCGAGTTCGTTGACGGCAATAAGATAGTCGATCAATTAACACCGGCAGTCGGAACAAAACTATTGCTTAATTTGAATGTTCGTCCGAATAAGAAAAATCCAGATTATCCATATCGTAATTACGACTTCGACAAAATCGAAGAATCAGAACCAGCAGCAGCCAAAGAAACGAAAGAAGAATCACCTATAAAAGACACAACTAAAGACGATGTCGACAATGACGATTTACCGTTCTAAAGAAGAATACGCACAAAGGTACGCAAAAGCTGGAATGTATGTCTTGCCGGTCGCTAATAAGCATCCGATCATTAAATTCGCAGATCAGCCAGCTTTAACCGAAAGTCAGATACACGATATTTGGGAACAACACCCGAATGCCGATATTGCCGTTAGAACAGTTGATTTCTTCGTAGTTGATATTGATAAGCACCAGGATAATAACGGTTTTAAATCCTTAAAAGAATTTAATCATAATGAATATTTCTCAACTACCTTGACCCAGAAAACTGCTCATGGTGGTGCACAGATGTTTTATATGAAACCTAAAGGCATAGAAGTCGAACAGAATATCGGTTGGCTAAAGGGCGTTGATGTTAAAGCGCACATCAACAATTATGTTGTGATTGCCCCGTCAGACGGTTATCAATTCGTTAACCACCATAAAATCGTAGAAGCTTCTAAAGAGTTATTGAGAGCTATCAAGCCGGTTAACAGCCAATACGATATTCCAGAATCCGTGAGAAACAAGTATCACATTACCGAAAAAAGCAAAACGGCCGAATTATTCGAAAGAATCGCTTTTGGTCTCGGTGGTTCGGGTATGAGAAACAACAACCTAACAGAATTAATCGGTGGTTTGTTGTTTCGAGGAGTTGATCCCGATGCAGTTTTACAACTTTGCCGATTGACTAACCAGAACTCACCACAGCCCTTAGAAGAAAGCGAATTTAATAAAACCTATACATCAATGCTAAAAAAAGAAATGAGGAGAAGAAATGACACCGGAAAAATTTAACGAGCAATTTAAAGAGTTCTTAGCTACTAAAAAAGATGTTACTCCGTCTCCGATTCCTGGTTTGGTCATGTATAAGGACGGAAGAATTAAAGCTAGTTCGTTGGTTAATATCGAAAAGCTGTTAGAACATGATTTTAAGGATTCGATTAAATTCAATGATTTTACTCAGGACATTCAAAACACGGCCTTAATCAGATTGGATACTTACACCTTTTATATTCAAAAACTCGATGATGACTTTTTAAACCAATTAAGAAGCTATCTGGATAGTCATTATGGTGTCCTGTTTGCTTCGGATCTGATCTTTACAGCGATTAGCAATGTCGCACACAGAAACAAATTCAATCCGGTTGTCGATTACTTGAATTTAGCTCATAAGGTTTGGGACGGAAAAGATCGTTTTTCGACACTGTTTCCGGATTTTCTCGGAGTTGATAAAACACCTGTTACAACAATGATTACAAAAATTTGGCTTACCGGTGCTGTAGCGAAAGTCTTTGAACAAAAATTCAAGTTCGATTACGTTTTGGATTTAGTTGGCAGCCAGGGAGCTGGCAAAACATCCTTGCTTGAAAAATTGTCTTTTGGCTATTACACACAATCGGTTCAAGACTTCACTAATAAAGATTATTTTTCGATGATGCTAAAAGCCTTAATCGTTAACGATGATGAGATGAAAGCAACTAGAAAATCCGGTTTCGATGAATTGAAGTCATTTATTACGGCAACTGAATTAGAGTTCAGGCAAGCTTATGCGAGAACGGTTGGTACTTATTCAAAACATTTCGTAATTGCTAGAACAACTAACGAAATGACTTATTTAAAAGATAAAACCGGTGAACGTCGTTTTATGCCTTTATTAGCTCACAAAGAAAAAGCTAAATATCATGCTTGGGAAGATACGCAAGAACAAACCGACTATATTCAACAGGTTTGGGGTCAAGCGATGGACGTTTATCGAGAATATTTAGAAGGCGAGTTTAGCTTTCAACTTACTAAAGAGCAAGAAGACATGTTAGCCGAGCAAAGAGAATCGTTTATGTATGTGGATGAGACTGAAAATCAGATTAATCAATTCTTAGATAACTTCGAAGGTGATTTCGTAACTTCGGCAAATATAGCATTTGCGATAGCTGGTGAAAGCAATTTAGTAAATAATCACAGATTAGCGTCACAGATAAAAAACATTATGGATAACAAAAAAGAATGGAGGTATGGGAGAAAGAGACAAGAAAATGTCGTAAAACGTGGTTACCTAAAAAAGTAGTGTCACTACTGTCACACTTAAATTCCTTAGTGGTGCACTCTAACCCCTATGTATACACTACTTCTTCTATATAAAGTATATGAAGTATATGTATATATAGAGGTAAAGGTAAAAAAATTAATGTCACGTGTCACAACTCTTTCTTATTAAAACAATATGTCAGAACATTCAATACAAGACGATGTTCGAGTAGCTTTATCAAAATATGGCTACAAAGTTTTTAGAACAGCAGCCGGAAAAATAAAAATGTTAGCCGGTGGTTATTTTGATCCAGGAATGCCGAACGGCTGGCCGGATTTGACTGGTTTCAATCCTGTAGATCACACGATTTTCTTTATTGAAATGAAGTCACCTATTGGAAAACCTAGAGACGATCAAATAACATTTCATAAATTTTTAAAAAAATACGGTATCTGTCATGGCATCGCTAGAAGTCCGGAAGACGCTATAAAAATTGTTCAAGGGCAGTTATGCGGTTATGGATTCGAAAAATATGATAGGGAAGAAAAATGACACAACCAATTATTGTTAAGCAAACTCCAATGGTGCCAGGAGACGAAGAAAACCTAGTAGAAATTGGCGAAGTTGTTGATGACAAAGCAATTATTAATATGAAAGGATAAATATGTATAAGCAAAGTAGTTTGTTCCCTGGCATCGATGAAAAATCAACTGCTCAAAAGGTTTACGAATTTCTTGAAAATACTTATCAACGCCAGAAGGACAAAGTATTTATGCTTGACCCAAGTCGTTTAAAAGCTGTTCGTTTATCTGCAGATAAAGTGGATTCAAGTCCTGCACACAACACTGCCGAAGATCAGGAAATTCGCTACTTAGATGCTAAGACAGATATTGACATTGTTAAATGGTCGATGCAGGTATTGAACAACCATTACGGTGGCAGGATTTTACAAATGCGTTATATAGACGCTTACGGAATGAATACCGATGTTTCAGTGGCAAGAAATTTAAACATGATTACAAAAGACAGTAACTGTTATGTTGATGTACCAAGTAAAACCTATTGGAATAAAAAAAGACGTGAAGCTGTGATATTCGCACAACAATATGACATTTATATGGTTGAAGATCGAAAGAAATTAGAAGTATTGAGCGAATGAATAATAATAAAGCTTTATTAGGCACTATTAAACCAAAATGACAGTATAATGACCCTAAAGCGATAGTATTGTGATAGCGTAATGACACTAAATAGGGGTTAATATTATAGAGTACGAAAGATTAAGAGAGATATGAAAGTTAATATTTATACGAAGGATATGTGCCCGCAATGCAAAGCTACTAAGCGCTGGCTTAACGAACACAATATCGATTATCAGGAAATTAAC